AACTGGCGTTATGGAACGTACAGGGCTGATGTACAACAAGACGGAATGCGATAATGGCACAAATAGTATTACCAAGAACACCGCAAGGCACACAAGAGTATGACAAAGTGCAAATAGATAAACTAGTTGCAAACCTAGAACAATTAATTTTACTGCTTAATAGTACTTACACGCCGGAAACGTTGCGTAACGATGATGAAGCTTTTGCGTGGTTTAATGGGTAATATATACACAAATTATAAAGCAGACTTAGCTACAAATACCAACCCTGTGGTACTATATACAGTGCCTGATAAGATACAAGCTGTCATTAAATCTATTAGAGTTAGTGATGACTCAGGATCTGGCAGCACAATTACGGCTACCATTACAGATGCAGGAAATGTGGAGTTTAGCTTAGGTAAAGATATAGTGGTAGGAGCCGCGGTTCCTGTAGAATTACTGACCCAACCTCTTATAGCCAAGCAAGCAGAGAAGATTACAGTTACCCCAGGCAACGCAGACAGGCTACATGTAGTGCTTTCGGTGCTTGAAATTAATAATAATACTTGATATAAGGAGTAAATATGCCTATAAAAGATGATAGTGTAGTAAAATGGACCACGGTAAATGGAGAAAAAGTTCCTGAAATTGTCGTGCCGGCCGAAGTAACTATTACTAATACGCAAACAGGAAAACAATACGGTTCAGATAAAGAAGCTGAGGATGATGTTAGTAACCCTGCAACTGATACAGAAGTACACCACATTAGACGTGACGTTAAAGTTTCTGTAGCCATTCACCAAATAATTAAAAGTATAGCAGGAGATTTATAATGGTTGACAAAGCGCAAAAACAGAGACAAGCAGAGAGAGTAAGAAAAGATATCGAAGCTAGAAAACAATACGCGCAAAGTCGTATTGCTGATAAAAAAAACAGACCAGAAGCTTATGGTTTAGATAAAAGAGGTTACAACCGTGATATTGTTAATAGACAATATTTTGGGGATAGAGCTAATAGAAATACAAGACAAGCAGTAGATCAACTAATGGATCTAGAAGATAGATTTACAAATCGTCCTGATGATAATAAATTTTCCACTGGTGAATTAAGAGATTTTCGAAATGCTTTTAATTATTTAACAGGTTTACAAAATAATAGAGATAACATTAACCCTATGTATTTGCCAAATGATGAAGATTCTTTGGATACTGAATATCCTAATTTTGCTTATGGAATTGAAGAGACACCAATGTACACAGGTATAGGTGAGGGAACATCTGTAAGACCATCAGAATTATATGCAGATTCTAATTATGAAATAGGAAACATGGGTCGTACTCGTCCCGATGCTGACATGAGTAGATCAAATCCTTATTTAAAAGATTTAGCATACATGACTGCTGGACCACAATACACAGATGAAGATTTCTTTATGACAATACCCGGCACGGACGGTGCTGGCCAAAGATATATTGGACCAAGATTAGATGAACTAGATGAAACAGTTAGATTTGAAGACATGGGATATGAATTACAAAATCCTAATCCAACAAGAATTACTAATTTTGATGAATACATAACTGATATAACAGGAAATACTCCAATGAAACAAAGTGCTGTAGGTTATTATAATGGTGAACCAGTTGATAGAGAATTTGCCCCTAATGCTTATGAAAGAACACAGATGCAAAATCAACTGTTAGGACTAGGTAGTTTAGGTGAAAATTTAAATGACCTTCCTTTTAATCCACCTAGACAAAAAGAGCCTGTATATCCTAATTTCGGTGCACAAGGATTAGATCAAATGGCAGGAACATTTGGATTACCTTTTGAGTTATTTCAAGACCCAACTGCTGATGGTGGTTTTATAGATTACCTTGGCAGAAAAATACAAGGTGATGAAATAGATGAAGAAAACTATGATCCTTACCAAGAACCAACATTAGAAGAAAAAAGAAGAAGGTTTATGGAAAATTATGGATAAACAAAATCAAGGCATAGGCGCATACAAAAATAGACCTGGTTACTTTTTAGGTGGCATGGTCGGTGGTGCAATATTAGGTGCACTCGTTAATAAGATTCAAGGAAAAGATTGGAAACGTGGAGCTATTACTGGCGGTATTTTTGGAGGTATAACTGGTGGGTTTGGTGGTGATGGGGGATTCTTAAAATCTATGAAAATTCCTGCTACAATGAAGGATGGTTTTACTAAAACATTATTACAAACCGCTATAGATAAACCAGCATTGGCATCTGCCGTAATAGGCGGAGGCGCATCTTACATGGCCGGTGATCCTGAATACGATAAGAAAAAACGAGAAGAAGAAATGGCACGTATAGAAGAAGAGCGACGAAGAAGAAATGAAGAATTATATGCTGACTATTATAATAATCCATTTGACAATTTTAATGATGGTGGTGAGGTAATGGTAGAAGAAAAACAAATAGCTTCTGCACCACACCCAATGGAAGGTTACTATGATATGTACGATGACATGCTTAACTCTGGTCAATTTAAAGGAACGTTTGAAGAATTTATGGAAATGATAAGAGATTCAGATTTTGATACTTTTCAAGCAGCACGTGGTGGTAGAATTCATGCTAAAGATGGTTTGTGGGCTAACATACATGCAAAAAGAAAACGAATTAAAGAAGGTAGCGGAGAAAAAATGAGATCACCAGGTTCACCTGGTGCACCTACAGCTAAAGCATTACGTGATAGTAAAGCTGGTGGTGGAATAAGTGATTTAGACATGCGTCTAGGAGGCGCATCTAATGGACCAGGAACAGGAACGTCAGATGATATTCCTGCAATGTTAAGCGATGGCGAATTTGTAGTCACCGCAAAAGCAGTAGAAAATCTAGGAGGAGGAGATCGTATGCTTGGGGCACAAAAAATGTACAACATGATGAACCAGTTAGACCCGAATTCGCAAACACCAGCGGAGATGACAACAGTCGGATATGCTTAGTGGAGTGGAGATTTTTTAAAGAAGACGATCTCGAGTGGATTTTAAAATCTACAAAAGATATGTTTGAAGAGTCGGAATGGAGTGACGGGGAATATGATAAAGATAAGGTAACACGTTATTTTTATTATGTTATTGATAATCCTTTATATATGTTTGGGATTATCTTACTAAAAGGCGAAGAGAAAATTGGTTTTATGACAGGTGAAATAATTCAGTTTTCTTTTATGAAAGATTTTTTTGCGAGGGAATCAGAATTGTATGTGATACCATCGGAAAGAGGAAAAATGGGTGCAGTTTTTATGATGAAAAAATTTATGGAATGGGCTAAAACAAACAAAGCAAGAGAAGTTTATTTTGAACCTTCTACCAACGGCATGAATGTCGATAAATTTGATTCAATGGCTAAACGTTTAGGTATGAAAAAAGAAGCTAAATACAGGAGAGTAATTTAATGAGTACAGGTGGAGGAGCTCCAACAGGAGATACTGCGATACGGTATCAATCGGAGATGCCAGAGGTTATGGCACGTAAGCTTGGGCTTATGGACCAGGCAGTTAACTTAGCAAAAACAGGACAAGCAGGATCTTACAACCCAACGTTACCCACACAACAGGTAGCTGGGTTTGATGACCAACAGAAACAAGCATTTAATTTAGCATCACAAGGTGTTGGTAGTTATCAACCGTTCATGCAAAATGCTTCTTATCTTGCAAACAAAGCAGTTGACCCCAATGCCTACAAAGATTTTTTAAACCCATATCAAAATTATGTTACACAAGGAATAGAAGATCAATTTGCTAAAGCGCAAAATGATTCTAACATGCAAGCAGTTCAAGCAGGTGCATTTGGTGGATCTAGATCAGGAATTAGTAGTGCAGAATTATATAACCAACAAGCGCAAGCGGTTGGATCATCTTTGGCACAAGGATACGGACAAGCGCAACAAACAGCTAACCAAGTATACGGCCAAGGTGCACAACAACAAGCAGCATTAGGACAACAGGCACAACAATTTAACATGGCTGACATTTCAACATTAATGCAGACTGGTGGAGCGCAACAACAATTAGCTCAACAAGGATATGATGCAGACTATAGACAACAAATACAACAGATGTATGAACCTTATCAGCGTATGGGCTTTGTTTCAGACATCTTTCAAGGTGCACCTACAAGTGCATCGTCTTTGGCTATGGCTACAACACCTCAAGCTAATCCTCTTGCACAAGCAGTGGGAGCAGGCATTACAGGTTTAGCAGCTTACGAGTCATTTAAAAACAACTAAAGGAGAACCATGGCGGGGAATACTTTAAACAGACCTCTATTTAAAAGAGGACCAGACAATCAAATGCGACAAGCATTTAGATTCGGTGGCTTTGGAAACATATTTAAATACGGTTTTAACAATGCATTTAAAAAAGATCCACAGTTTGAAATGTTTAAGTACAAGGAAAATCCTCCTATAACTTATGTTGATGAGTTTGGTGAAAATAAAACACTTAACACTCAAGAAGTAATTCCTAAGGATGTAAATAATCAACAAAATATTTACGGACAAGATTTAGATGATAGTTTTTATAACATGGATTCTGAAATGAAAGACATGCGTAATAAAAACAGACCTCCTATTTTTGAACAAACAGAAGAAGTAACACAAACTGATTTGTTTGGTAATACAACTACAACAGGTGGAGGTACTAAATTTAATGCAGCTAATATTTACAATGCACCTTTTACTAATTTTGGTACACTAAAAGAACGTTGGAGAACAATGGACCCAACGACTAAAAAGAAAGCAATAAAAAATATTATTGCGACAGGAACTATTTACAGCATGTTCCCTGATTGGTTAAAAGATGATCCAGTAGCAAAAGAAGTAGAAGTTGAAAGCGTAAGTGAAACTTTTGAAGAACAAGGTTTACCTACCCCAGCATTATCTTATGAAGAAGCTACAACTTTTGGACCAGATGGAGACCCACAAGAAATTACAAGGCAGATGGAAGAATTTGTAACTATGTCTGATGAAGAAATTTTAAATAAAGAAAAAGAATTAAACGAAGAAAAATCAATATTAGATTCTAGTTCTAATTCAGCAATTACTAACAACGACAGTGCTGATGATTTAAATACAAACAAAGGTGAAAGTAATTTAGCACCTGGTGTTGCAGAAGAAGCTGCATCAATGGGGTACAGTAATGAAACACAAGCAGATAAAATTTTAAATAAAGGATTTGATTTAGTAGGAGCTTATGCTGCTGAAGATCCTGAGGTAGAAATTAAAAGTATAGAAGATACAAAAGCAGAGCTCATGTCTTTGATGGGTGATGATAGTAAAATGATGAACACGATGATGTTAATGCAATTAGGTTTATCTTTAATGAGTGGTAAAACTAATAGACCTGGTTTAGGTGGTTTTTTAGATGTAGCAGCAACAGCTGGTAATCAAATTTTACCAATAGCAATGCAAAATTTAGCTAACAAAACAAAGCAAGAAAAAGAAATTGCACTTGCAGCGTATCAAATATACCGTGATGAAGTTACAGCTAAAAATGCAAGGATAAGTGACATACAAGATTTTTATACAAAAGAACTTATTAAAAAAGAATTTGAAGGCAACGAACCTAAAGGAACACTACGTCAAGTTATGATGAAAGAAACAATTCAATTACCTGACGGACAAAGTTACACACAATGGAATCCTCTTGATCAAGTATTTGATAAAGGCGAGCGTGCTGCATATTATTTAGAACTTTCTAGAAATGGGAATTCAGAAATGGGAATTCAACCAGGCGACATTCGTATTAGTAGTGACTTAGATAATGCTGCAGCTTCTGCAGGCAATGATCCTTACCAAGGAGATTTAACTAAATCACAACGTGGGCAACACTTAGCTTTAGCTTCAGTTTTTGAAGCAGCATTGCCGGATGCACTAAACATACAAATGAATCCTAAGTTTGGATTGTACTCTGGTAATTTACCGACAGGTGTTACAGGAGACATGGCTTCTAAAATTAGAACAATAACTAGGGAATCAAAACAATTTGTTGATGCGTTTGGTTTAAGTAATGTAGTTGGATGGTTTGATAACACAGGTAAATCAAGTATGGCAGCTTTAGATGTTCAAATGAAAAACAATATGATCATGTCAGGGTCTATGGCTAACCAAGTGTCAGAAACAGGATCAAAAGATATATATGTAGGAGAAGCAGAAGGACCAGATGGAAATTTAATGAAAGGTGAATGGGCAACAGATGCTTATGTTCAAAATTTAATTTCTAATCCTTCACTTGATGTTGTAGAACAAATACAAAATAGATTAGGTTTCTTGGCAGCTCGTTTAAAACAGCCAACTGGTCGTCTACTTGCTGATACTATTAAACGTTCAATAGAAGAAGTTAAATTAAAAGGATTTGGAACTGGTGATAAAGAACAGGTTGCAAACAAACTACATCAATTTACAAAAGATTTATACCAGCAATATGTTAAACACTCTTTGCTTGGTGGTAGCAGAATAACTGACTCATGGGCCGTGGACCCAGGTATTTACGGGAAAGAGAGAATTACAATTAAAGATTACCAAGATGGTTATTATAACTTTATTGGTGGATCAGAAAATAGTCCTAACTTACCTATTGATATGAGTTGGGTTAGTGTAAGTGATAATATTGTAAGTTCAGCGCCAGCTTATTCTTCTGATTCTAACAGCAGTATAAGTGCTACTGGACCTATTAACTTTTTTAATTTATATAATAAATATATGCCAGAGGATAGTCAAACTTTTGGTAATCAAGGATATCAAGGAAACTAATGGCTGAAACAGATAGAAGTTTAAAATTAAATCCAATTTCAACAAATCAATTATCAAGTTTAATAGTTGGTGATGCAGGGTTACCTAAAAACATAGGTCAACCTGAGGGTACTGAATTAGAATATTTAACTGAAGGTAATGTTCCTATTAGTGAACAAGAAAAAAATATTAGGGAAATAAGAAAAACATTTGGTGACAAAAAAAATGAAATACTTTCTAGCTTTTGGGATTCTGTTAAAGGTGGTTCACAAACAGCTTTTGATTTATATAATTACGGACCTAAAGGACCTCCTCAAGAAGTAGTCGAACAACGTGCCATGGAAGCACAACAAAAACTAGAGATTATAAAAAATGAACAAGCTAACGCAGAACTAAATTCAGAGAAATTAGCAAACCGTCCTGACATTAGAGAAGTTCGAGCACAGATTGCACAGATTATTGCAGCAGCAGAAAAAAAAGAACAATTAGAACCAGGCTCAGTTAGCCAAGATGAGTTAGAACAAGACTTAGTTAAATTTGGTTATGAAATGGGATATACACCACGTGAGATACAAGGTGGTCCAGATGTACAAGCGCAGTTAATGCCTGATCCTTTTGGATTAGCTACAAGCAGTCCAGATCCTTTTCCAGAAGCTAAACTAGCTGGAGAAATAACTGCATCTATTGGTGGTAACATTCTAGGATATAGAATTGGTGCTAAAGCTTTTGGTACTGGTGCTATGAGAGGATTGCGCGCGACCCCAGGACCTTTCTGGGCTAGAATTGGTGGAGCAATGGTAGGTGGTTTTACATCGGTCATGGCTGCTAATTATGGATATGAAACATCTTTGGACATTATGAATCAAGCAGGTGTCTTTGGAGAAAAAGGAATTAATAGACCTGAACAATCAGAAAGAATTATGAATGCTATGAATGCTGGTGAGTTTGATGCTAAAATAACTTTAGGCACAGCAGCTTTTATTCCTGGAATTCAAATGTTTAGAAATTTAACACGTGCTTCATTAGGTGCAGGAAAAAATGAAATGCGTATGGCAGAAATCTCACAAGCGCTAAGTAAAAAATTTATGAAGCCTGGAACTTATGAATACCCTGGTCTAGGTAAATTTAAAGTTACAAAAGAAGGAGATGCTATATTAGGTATCTCTGATATCACAAGATTTGGTGGTATAAGAACTGTTAAACAAACACTAGGTAAGTTTCCAATTATCTCTGGTGGTATTACAGGAAACCTAAGAGTTAAAGCTACTAAATTAAATCAAATTTTAACTAACATGACAGATTCTATTGGACCTTACATGACATATGCAAGGTTATCTGAAGTTACAAGACCAGCTGCTTTCGCTACTGCAACTAAATACAATAAACATTTAGCTGAGCTTTCAGACAATTGGACCAAGACTGCTGATTCATTCGGTGACCTGGTTGTAATTGGTGGTGGACATATGGATCCTAAAGGTATTGCTAAACAGTTTATCTTATCTGTAGATAATAAAGTTGGTGTAGGTTTAGATGGTAGAATTTTACCTACTGCTAAATCTTATCCAATGAAAAAATGGTTAGAGGAAAACTTTTTGTTAAACGCAGATGCTATTAGTTATGCAAGAGCAAAAGAAATTTTAACAAAAGAACTTCCTGATTTAATGAAACAAGTAGGAGAAGATGGATGGTCTTTACAATTTGTACAAGATTTTAAACAAGCTTTTGAAAGAACAATGGCAACCTCTCCTAAAAGTGCAGAGGTATTAGCAGCTAAAGAAGCGTTTGACCAAGCTTACTCTAATGGTAAATTATTATTTGATACACCTATAGCTAAAGCTTTAGGAATACAAGGCATGGACATGTATGGCTACCGCGTTAAAATGTTAAAACAAGGTACAAAGTTTTCTGATCAATTATTAAAGACAGCTAAATTTATGGAGTCTCCTGAAGCTATGAAAAATTTTCATCGTTTAGTAGGTGATGATATATTTAGAGCTTCTCTTAGAAGACACATGGATGTAGCTTACAAAAGCGCTCTTAAACCATTTAAAGGTCAATCAGAAATTGATTCATTATTTAGTGGATTTTTAAGAGGTGTTGATGACCCTAGAAAAATTACTCCTAAAGGACAAGAAGCATCATTCTTAGATGTAGATTTATTTAAAAAGAATTTAGGAATATTAGAACCAGGCACTAATGAATTTCAAACATTGAATGAAGCATTTAAATTAGCATCACGTGGTTATACACCTGGTAGCAAATTACCTTCGTGGGCAAAAACAGGATCATCAGAATTAATTGATGCGGGTGCTAGAGAAGATACAGTTAGAATTTTAGCTGATGGTTCTAGAAAATATGGTGTCATAGGTAGAATGCCTAACACTCAAGAAATTTTAGAATTTACTCAGATATTAGAAAAGTCTTTTGCTGGAGGTATACCAGACATTAGTACATTCATAGCAAGACGTGCACAAATTTCAGGATTACGTGGAGCACTTAGAGCTTTTACTCCTGGTGCAAAAACAGGAGCTGCTGGTTCAGGAGCTGGTGCTTTATTAGGTTCGTCTTTATTTAGCACTGTTTTATTTTCTATACTTGCTAGATCAACAGGTAAAGTATTAACTAACCCAGTCAACATGAAAGCTTTTAAATATATTATTGATCCTAACACTCCTAAAAATTCTGTTGCAGCAGCAAGAGCTTTAGAAGTAATAGGAATTAATTTTAAAAGTGATTTAGATGATTTAGATCGTACATTAGCTAGCATAGAAGCAGAGCAATTAAGAAACAATGACATTCAAAACTTTAAACAAACTATTAATCAAACACCTACTAACAATCAAAACATGATGAATGAGTTTGAAAAAAGAAAAGAACAAATTAATCAATACCAGCAACAAAGAAAATTTAATGAACAACGTGAGCAATCCATACAGCCCACAGTTGTCGGAGCTAATCAAGCTTCGTCTTCGCCAACGTCTACGGCAGGTTCGCCTGTCGTAGGCTCTTCTATTGCCAGTAACACAACAATGAATCCTAATGCAGCGGCTAGTTTATACACAGGAAATACAGATGCAGCATTAGCTAACCAGTTTGGTAGTCCAACTGGAACTGTTAATCAAATGCCTAGAATGGCTGCCCAAGGAGGAATTATTTCTTTAGTATCATGAACAAATCAGTAAAAAATAAATTAAATAAAGTATCAAAAGAACTTACCAAAGCATCTAACCTGCACAAAAGGCAATCAAAGACTGTTAAAAAAATAGCTAAGAGAATAAAGAAACCATGAGCATGAAAGACTACATTGCAGTTATAGGAGGTTTATTAACTTTAGGTGTAATGTGGGGAATGACAAATCAAAAAGTATTAGCCATGGAAAAAGACATGGATAGAATAGAACAAGCTTTAATGATGTTTACCAAAATAGAAGTACGTATAGCAGTGATGGAAACAGAACTTAAAAACATAAATAAAAAATTAGATAGATAATGCAAAAAGAAACTTACGATAAACTTTTAGAATCAGTACGTAAACACGAAGGTTACAGAAATAAAGTATATCTTGATACCTTAAACAAAAGAACCGTGGGCGTAGGCCATCTGTGTGTGGAAGATTTTTGGGAGGATAATAAAGAATACGAAGAGAGTTTTTTAATGGATATACTGCAAAAAGATTTGCAAAATTCAATAGATGGGGCAGAAAATTTATGCAAAAATTTAAACATTTCGGATAATGCAAAAATTTTAATTATTGAAATGATTTTTCAACTTGGTAAAAATGGTGTATCCAAGTTTCGCAATATGTGGAAAGCCCTTGCAGAAGATCCACCTAATTATGAAGAAGCTTCAATTCAAATGCTTGACTCACGTTGGGCAAAACAAACCCCTAATAGAGCCAAGGAAATGGCTAGTCACATGGCGGAATGTGTGGTATAATACCACGTGCAATTAATTAAGAAATATAATTACGCAGAACTTAAAAGACAGGATGGTGATTCCCGTTTATATCTTACACCTGATGGTGAAAGCTTACCATCTGTTACAACTGTACTAAATAAAACTAAAGATAAATCTTTTTTAAAACAATGGCGAGCAAAAGTTGGAGAAGCAGCTGCAGAGAAAATTATATCTGACGCTGGTAAAATTGGAACCGCGCTCCACCTATATATAGAACGTTTAGTGAACGAAGAAAAGTACGCAGATCTTACAGATGTAGGAATACAAGCAGAAAAAATGGCAAAGAAAATAATTGAACAAGCTGGTGCTGATATAACAGATGTGTATGGCTCAGAAGTGCATTTATACTATCCACATAAATATGCCGGAACAGCTGATATGATTGCTATGTATAAAGGTAAACCAACGATTATAGATTTTAAACAAACGAATAGACCAAAGAAACGTGAATGGATACAAGACTATCTCATGCAACTAGCTGCATACGCCCAGGCACACAACGCTTTATTTAATACAGAAATTGAACAAGGTGTAGTTCTTATGTGTTCTCGTGATTTAACGTTTCAACGTTTTGAATTGACAGGTGAAAAGTTTACTAGAGCCTGCGATGCTTTTATGAAAAAACTTGATTTATATAATCAATCTATTCTTTAAATCCAATTAGCTAATTCTTCTCCGTTTATTTCACGGGCAATATTAACTTTGTTTCTAAGTGCTTGTATAATTTTTTCATCAACCGTGCCTTTAGCAACTAAATCAATATATAATACTTTATTTTTTTGACCAATACGATGTGCACGGTCTTCTGACTGTATTCTTTTTTCTAAATCATAATTATTAGAATAATAAATAACAGTGCTAGCTTCTGTTAACGTAATACCATATCCACCAGTTTGTGTGTTGCCTATAAAAAATCTAACAGGGTTTTCTGGATCTTGAAATTTCTTAATACATGCTTGTCTCTCTTCTTGTTTAGTTCCACCGTAATAAGTACAAGATGATTGTGGCCCAAATTCTTCTGTAATAGCTTTTTGTATAGATATAATATCGTGAATATAATTAGCCCAGATAATAACTTTACCTGTAGTCTCACCTAGTATTTGCATGAGCTCTGTTAAACGATTATTTTTTAATTGTACTGTATCACCTTCATCAGTTTTCATATGCCCACAAGTTATTTGATGTAATCTAATTAATTGTGTCAAAACATT